CTTCAGACGAGAGGTAAATATTAATGGCAAACATGGGCGTGAACTTTAAAGACCTCCGGACTGCCGTAGACTGGTCTGTGATGCAACTGAACACACCGCGACAAAAGCGTATAGATGCGATAAAACAATACGTCGGGAATCACTATGCTGATGGCGGGTCTGACAAGGTCGTGCCAACGAACTTCATCGAGCTTGCGGTGACTATCTATATGCAACAGCTCGCCGCACGGGCTCCGCGTTGCTCATTCAAAACTAAAGTTCAGCGGTTGAAGCCGTTTGCGTACTCTACTGAGATCGAGCTTAACAAGATACCCGAAGAGATAGGTCTGGACGCAACGCTCCGCCGCGCTGTCATCGAGGCGCTGTTCTCGTATGGCATCGTCAAGGTCGGTGTGACAGAGTCTGGCGTATCGATTCTCGGGCATGACGTTGGAGAGCCGTTTGCGGATCCTGTATCTATGGATGATTACTTCTGTGACATGTCAGCTAAGACACGATCGGGCATTCAGTTCGAGGGGAATGATTACTGGATACCGGTTGAGGATGCCCGCGACCTATGGGAAGGCAAGTCAAGCGATATAGAGCCTGACAAGTACACACTCAACGGCGATCAGGGGCAGGACAGAGCTGAGAGCGTATCGACCGATGAGGGTGCCGCACTGTACAAGGAGAAGGTATGGCTTCGCGACGTTTGGCTCCTCTGCACTCACAAGCTTCTGACATACGGCGTCAAATCGCACAAGGTCTTCAATGTCGTTGATTGGGACGGACCCGACCATGGCCCGTATCACATGCTCGGCTTTTCTGAGGTTCCGGGGAATCTACTGCCGTTACCTCCGGTCGCTCTATGGATAGATTTGCACAACTTGTCAAACACTATCTTCCGTAAGCTCGGTCGTGAGGCTGATAGCAAAAAGACTGTTGGTATGATTCAAGGTGGTAACGATGATGACGTAGATGCTTTTATCGCAGCTAAAGATGGCGAGCTTATCCGGTATAACGGACAGAAGCCCGAAACTATCTCAGTTGGTGGTATAGATGAGTCATCCCTTGCGTTCTATCTGCAGTGTAAGAGCATAGCGAGCTACTTTGGGGGTAACTGGGACGCGCTTGGCGGTCTTGCTCCTATGAGCGACACCATTGGCCAGGATGAGATGATGAAGCAGGGTGCGAGTGCTCGGGTTGAGTTCATGCGCGGTCGGACGCTTGATTTCGCTGAAGGTATCTACGAGTCATTGGCGTGGTACCGTTGGACCAACCCATCCCGTGAGAGCGTTGTTGAGAAACCGGTCAAAGGTACCGACTTTACAACGAGAAGCGTCTGGTCTGCTGAGACAAGAGATGGCGACTGGCTTGATTATAATTTTGACATTGATGCTTATTCAATGCGTTCGGACTCACCAGAACTTCATTTGCAGAAGATACTACAGTTCATGGACAGGGTCATCTATCCGGCGATACCGCTACTGCAGGAGCAGGGTGCGACTATTGACTACAAGGAACTGACTGAGATTTCAGCAAGGCTCAGCAATGTTCCGGAACTGAACGATATTATAAAATTCGGTGAACCACATCCGGGGGCTCCCGAGCAAGGTAGCGGAGAGGCGACCAAGATGTCTCCGAACACTACAAGGACCAATGTAAGGGTCAATCGTCCGGGTGCTACGAGACAGGGTCAGGACGATGCTATGAGCAAGATCCTTATGGGTGGCAAGGTACAGAAGGCGGAAGCAGATTCAATTGGTAAGGAGCTGAGCTAATGCCAACATATTGCTATCGGAATGAACGTACCGGCAAAGTTATCGAAGAGTTCTTTCACATGACTGATGATATCCCTGATGATTTCAAGAAAGATGGCGACACCTATTTTCACGACCTCGGAGCTGAGGGAGTGGGCGTTCCATGTGACGCTAACTGGCCAATTGAATGTATCGGCTCGGGAGTCAATGCGGCGCAGGCTGGCGAGCTGAGAGCTCACTTCAAGAAAGAGGGTCTGAATATTCAGGTTTCAGATGATGGAAACCCTATCTACACAAGTGCAAAACAACAGCGAGAAGGGTTAAAAAGTAGAGGTTTTATCAATAAGTCGTCTTTTTATTGAATCTTTTTAATTTTTTGCTTGATATAGTTGATTTTATACTGTATCATTAACTATTGAGACATGTCTCATAACTGTCTCACAACCTTTGTTCGAGGAAGAGAAATGAGCGAAACCACAACGGAAAAGAAAAGTAAAGTTTCTGAAGATTTGTCTCTTGAAATAGATGATGGCATCGAAGAGACTATGGCTGATATTGTTGCCGATCGCGAAGATAAGATCGATAGTGGCAAAGAAGATAAGTCCGGCGCTAAGGCCGATGAAGATATTCCGTCTGAAAAAGACCAATCAGACGATGAAACCGAGGGAGTCGAGCCCCCTGAAGATGGCGATGAGGCTAGTGATGATGACGATGATGATGAAGATGCCATCACGGATGAGTTACTTACACGAGCAGTTAAGACCGGTCTTTTGACCATAGCTGAAGCAAAGGGCTTCCAGAGCGGAGCTTTACTTGAAAGCATGTGCGAAAAACTGGAGAAGAAAGTAGAAGCCGAAGAAAGCGAAGGCGCTGACTCCGGTAAAGACAAACCCGACCCATTGGCCGATATTCCTGATATTGAGCTTGACCCTGAAATAGACTATGACCCAGCCGTTATTGGTTTGGTAGATAGTATTAAGGCTCTTAAGGAACTTGTTACCAAGCAGAGCTCTAAGATCGATGATCTTGAGACTGCCGGAACGGAGGGTGCCGCAAAGACATTCTTCGAGAAAAGTGTGTCGGGTCTTGAAAAAGATTATGCCAAGGCGTTAAAAGGTGATCAGAAGAGACATGATGCTCTGCGTAAGCAGTATGATGTTCTTGCCGCTGGCTATAAAGCCACTGGCGATAAGATCTCGCAGGACGAAGTCTTTAAGCAGGCTGTTGCTGTTGCTATGGGTGATGTAAAGATCACCGTAAAAGAGAAACAGCTCAAGAAGCGTACTGATCAGTTTATTAAACCCCCTGGTGGTTCCAAAACTGAAGGGGCATCTGAAGATCCCTTGAATGAGATCGCAGATGCTGTTGATAAGAAATACTTTGGCAAGAAATAGCCAAAAAATAAAGGAGTAAAAAAATGGGAATAGCTTTTGCTGATATTGACGATGCTGTCCTGGAAACCCAGGAGAAGCTCATAAAAAAAGGTGCGTTTCTTGACCTGCAGACTGATCTTTCAGATCATGTCGCTGTCCGGGAAATGTGGAAAGGCCGTCAGAAGAAATTTGACGGTGGCCATCCGTGGCGTTTTGACGTCCAGATGGATCATAATCATAGTGCTCGTGCTGTGGGTCTCTTCGAGAACGACGGTGGGGCAATCAACGATACAATGAAAAAGGGTGAAATTCCTGTAAGGCATGTTAATGCTCATTATGAGTATGATCAGCGCGAGCCTAGTTTTCAGGCTGGTGGACACGCTATTGTTGATATCGTTAATACACGTTATGTAGGCATGATGGTCTCATTGTATGAGTATCTGGAAGAAGCTCTTTGGAGCAAGCCAGCAGACTCTGACGATGACAAGACCCCCTATGGGTTGGCCTATTACGTTACCAAGAGTGCCACTGAGGGTTTTTATGGTGCTAATCCTGCTGGTTTTGCTAGTGGTAAAGCTAGTATTAGTCAGCTTACATATCCTCGTTGGGCTAACTGGACCGCTCAGTATGTCAACATAACCAAGGAAGACCTGATTCGGAAGATGCGTAAAGCACATCGCGAATCACAGTTCAGATCACCCGTTTCTCATGCGCAGCCGGATCTCGGTTCTATGAAGAATGGTATTTACGCAAATAGCGATACGATCGGTCTCATGGAAGAAATCCTTGAGAATCAGAACATGAACTTGGGTAACGATCTTGCAAGTAAAGATGGTCGCACTCAGTTCAAGAGCACACCGATCACATACGCTCCGAAGCTTAACGATGATACCTCCGATCCTGTCTATATGTTAGACTGGAAAACTCTTGGTATCGGCGTCCTCGCTGGGTGGGAAAATAACCTGTCTGCTCCTTCTAAGGTTGCTGGCAAACATCTCGTGCGGCGTGTTGACTTGGATGTTTCTCTTAATATGGCTTGTACGAATCTGCGTAAGCAGACCGTCATTAGTAAATAGGAAGGATAAAATATTATGGCTGATCATAGCATAAATGGTCCGATTAAAGCTGGAAACCCGATTGTTGATTGGGTTTGGTATGAAGGAACCGATTACCTGTATCAGGGTGAAGCTGTATGCTTTAATACTGATTACGGTACTGAAACAGATGCCGATGGACGGCGCTGTAGCATGGTCGAACGTCCTACATACGACAGCACGGTTTTCGCTGGTGTGTCTGCGCGTAATTATACCGCAAGCTCCACTGGCCAGTTTATTGAAATTAACGTCCCCGGATCGAAAAGCATTCCGGTAGCACTTGGCGTTGATACTGTTATTGATACTGGTATTCTGACCTTTAGTACAAAGGGCAGGTATAATGAAGCAGTTAGTACCGGACTCGGTACTGATGGTGGTAGATTCCATAGTGGGGTTTATCGTGGTCGTGGGAGCGCTATTCCGCGCCAGACTGTTACTGCGTTGCTTGAAGATGGTACGGCAGGTACTTGGTCGCTTGCGGCTGATGGCCTGACCCTGACCGTTACTGCCACTGCTGGCTTGGCTGCGGGTGATACCGTTGTTCTGCTTGGTGGTCAGGATGACGCGACCGGTACAGTAATTCCGGGTAAGTATGTTATTGCCTCTATTACCAGTGCAACGGTAATGGTGCTTACTGCACCGTCTACCGGAGCTACGGCTGTGGATGTTACCACTGCCGCTCTTACCTGTACTGGTTATGCTTATACCGGTAACCCGACAGCTCTTTGCGATCTTCTGGATGGCGATGAGTCAGGCGGTATTGAGTTTATGAATCCCCCAGATGCGGGAAATGCTGCAATGCCTTATATGGTCGGTGGGAAGACATACGTTTGTGGTGGTATCACTCTTGCTGCTCTCGTAGGTGTTAATCTTGCTCAGGCTGTGTCGATTGGTGACAAGAAGTGTTTTATTGTGCTGGCAGACCTGGCCACGAGTGATTTTACTATCACTCCTGTTACTGATGGACTGCAGCTTGATGGATCGACGGCTCTAGACCAAGTCCTGACAATGGATGATACTGGAGATGGTATCTTTCTTGAATTTGGCGGATCGCTCTGGCACACTCGCGACCTGCGGGTAGGCGCAACCGAAGCGTAGTCAATTATTTTATGTGGGACTGGGGTTATTCCCGGTCCCGCATTTCTTTAGT